AACACCAGCCAATTTAGTTTTATCTCCTGCGGGGTATTTCTTGAAAAGAGTTCCATCAACATGTTCATCAACATCTCTTGTATCTACATTAACCACTTCAGATAAACCAACAGATTCTCTAGTGGAAACTAATACCCATTCAGTTGATGAAATTTCATTTGAACCTGCTGCTTTAGCGACATATTGTTTATTGCTATCATCACTATCAATCCACACATCACCAGCCGCTAAAGAAGTTGGTATAGCATCTTGAATGAATCCTCCTGATTTAGTAGCACCAGCCGCAACTGCTCCTAATTTAGTTCTTTCTGATGCTAAGAATAATTTATTAGTTGTGCCATCAATTAATTTATCAGCAGAAATATTTGCACTAGCAGAAATTTGTGTATTAGTAATGTTGGCTAATCTAGCAACATTTAATGTTCCCGCAGATATATTGCTTGCATCTCTATAATCTAAATTAGTAACACTTCCTAATCCTACATGGGCCTTATCTATTCCTAGAGCATCCTTATCTACAGTTACTTCTACCCAATTAGAATTAGTGGTTGCTGTAGCCCTATACATTTTATTATCGTCATTAGAATCAATCCATATATCGCCTATAGCAGTAGCAGTAGGGGCGTTATCTGCTATGAAGGTATTAACTTGGGCTTGATTTAATACACTACCTAATCCTACATCGCCTTTTACCAAAACAAGATTAGTTTTAACATTTGTCTTTTGTGCAGTTGTTAAATTCTGATTGTTTATATCTATTCTTAATCTATTTCCTAAGTCAGTAGTTAAACTAGTAACTTTGCTTTGTGCTATATCAACTAATTTAGCATTAGCGATTAAACCGGCTAGATGAGCATTACTTACCGCACCAGTAGTAAGAGCAAAATTGTTTGCACTAGCCTCAACAAGATTTAACTTAGATTTCTCAACACTAGTAAATATAGAATCAATAATTAATATCCATTCATTTGCTGCTATTTCATTTGCTCCAACAGATGCAGCAGAATAAGATTTATTTGTTGTAGTATCAAGCCAAATATCTCCTACAGATATTGATGTAGGAATAGAAGCGGTAGCGGCTCTAAATAATCTATTCTTAGTAGCCCCATCTTCAGGGTCATTTGTCCAACTAAATAATGTTTTAATATTTGCTTTTGTTTGGTCAATTGTAGCCAATGGTGCTATTCCAGACAATTTAGTAAATTGTGCATTTGTAAAAGCATTTGTTTCTGCTTCATAAGCAGTCTTAATTTCTGCTCCTGTTTGGTCAATAGTAGCATTATCAGCAGGTTTAGTTCCTCCACTTACTTCTGTCCATAATGTTTTTCTATTATCAAAGATAACATCAACAGGGGTTCCAGCAGTATCTTGAATTGTTGTTGTTGATGAACCATCATTAACTTCTAATTTACCTGTTGAAGTATTAACTCTAACTACTAAATCATTTGATAATGCTCTACCTGCTATAGTTCTTGTGGTTGGAACTTTATTACCTAAAGCCGTTCCTAATCCTGTAATCTTAGATTGTGCTAAATCAGGTATTGCAGTTACTTCAAATTGGCTATCATTAATATCAAAATCTATCTTATCAGGAGAGTTAACTTCTTAGTTGCACCAGAATCGCTATTATCACGATATACTAAATGGTCTGCTGCAATATCTATAGTTGATAATTCAGTCAGACTAGTTATTATTGATGCTGCATTTCCAATATTTGTATTTGTATCAGCAGAACTAAATGTAATTGTATCTGTTCCACCTGTGATAGTCATTCCAGTTCCCGCAAGAAAAGCAATACTATCTGCATCTTCTGCTGCTGTTTGAGGAGTTGTTCCTGCTGGAACAGTAATTATACCCCACGCGTTTTGATTTGCTTCTCCACTACTACCTGCCGCTAAATCTACCCAAGCAGTTCCCTGCTTAAATTGCATTTTAGTCCCAGTATATCTCAATGTTCCTGCATCTGCGGTATTAGCCGCATCAGAATTTGTAGCAAAGGTAATATATTTACTTGCCTTAAGTTGATTAGGTATAGTTACTACACCCGTATTACTTATAGAGAAATATGAGTTATCACTTCTAAAGACGAAATCTGCATCATTAGTTAAGAAACCTTCTTTGTAAGTTTTCTCATCTTTGAATCCTATTTGGAAATGTGGTGTCCCTACACCAGCAGTAGAGAACTGTTTTCCTATTCCCCAAGTATAATCAGCCGTTCCATCAGTAGTTATATCATCATCATGTGTTAATACTATACCTGACCTATGTTGATTTTGTTGTGCTTCTATAGCATATACAGCACCAGTTCCATAATATTCATCAGTATCAGAACTACTTTCAGCAGCCGCATCAACTACCAATCTTGCTTCAGCATACAAAGTACTTTTTGCTTCTATAAGTGGTCTTGTGTTTGAACTATAATAAGAACCACCACTATTATATAATTCATTAGCATTAAATCCACCCCCTAATTCACCCAACAATGTTGCTGCAGAAGCAATACTTCTACCAACTAATAGATGAGATGCACCAGAAACAGAAGTTCCTGAATTTACTGCTCCACCAACAGTTAAAATATTGCTGCTAGGATTATAGAGAATATTATTTAATCCATCATATAATATAGTATTTGCATCACCACTAGCAGTAGGGGTTGCGAATAAACCTAAATTGTAATTTGCATTAGCATTACTTGCTGTAGTTTCTACTTTTTCTGCTGACGCAATACTTCCATTAGTTAATGCAACAATTCCAGTTATATCTGGTAATGTAATTATTCTATCAGCAGTAGGTTCTGTTATACGAAGTGTAGTATCAAAGCCATCACTTCCCGAATCATAAGTAAATACCATTGCATCTAAAACATCTATTTCTGTTGCATTTAATGTTGTAGTTGTGCCAAGAACATTTAGATTACCTTTAATATTTACAGTAGTATCGTTGCCTCCATCTCCAATATTTACTGTGTCTGTTGAATCAAAATCATCTAATCTTGCTAATAGGTTTATTTTAGAAACATCAACATCTGTGTTAGTTACCTTATCGTCATTTAATCTTACTCGCCTTTCTATCTTACCAAACGCTGCTATTATTGTATCTGCGGCTGCAACATCTGCTACACTACCTGTTGTTACATCTAATCCAGTTAATACTTTCCCGATTACACCAGCATTATCCAATTGAGTATTTGTATAATTAGAAGCATCAATAGTTCCTGCACTTGATGCTGTCCAGTCAATATGTTCTGCTGTGACAAATCCTGCTAAACTATCATGATTAACTGCTACTGCTGTTGTGCCATTATAAGTTAATGCACCAGTAGCAGTTGTAGTTATCTTACTGTTTAACCATGTTGTATTGGCTGTTGCCCCAGTTCCACCACTAGCAATTGCTAAGGTGGCCGATAATCCCGCCGCAGTTCCACTAGTGTTTTCATTCTGTAATGCTAGAACACCGTTAGAAGTTGGAAATGTAACTGTTCCTCCTGCATTAGTAAAAACACTTCCTTCCTTCTTAATCCTAAATGTTTCTACACCAGCATTTAATGCAGAGAACTCTCTAGTTGCTTGAAGATAAGATAAGAATTGTATTGGCCTAACAGCGTCATCATCGCTACCAGCAATATACTTAACTACTGCTATAGGTATATCTCCAGCAGTTAATGCTGCTACGGTTGCTGTATCGGGGTCTAACTTTCCTGTAGAAGTAGGAGAAGAAGTTCCATGTCTCCATTTTAGAACATTAGAAGAATTGACTACTATTAATCCATACCAATCTTTATTAGGATTAGAAGTTCCTACTACTGTTCCACCATTTGAAGTTGCATCAGTAGTTAAGGTTGCATCAGCAACTGTTTCAAATTTACCATTTCTTAGAACATGAGAAGCAGAACCAGTTGAGGTTACTACATAATGAGTATGAGAACTAGTTACTCCCTGTTCAATGTCAAAACCATCTACTGCCCTATTCTCTCCCGAAGCAGCATTTAACGCCATTAATATTCCTGAATGAATAGCATCATTACCATCATCTATCTGTGCAGTAGGCGTAGTAGCCATAGTGCTAAGGATTCCAGTATTAGTAACCATTAATCCAACTCCACCCTAATAGAAAAGGTAACCGTATCACTAGCGGCTACTACGCCTGTGCTTGTAAATGTTACGCGGCTTAATAATTTAGTCCCATCATTTTTGAATACACCTAATTCTGATATACCAGAAGAAGGTATTTCTGAGCCTTCAAAATCAACAGTCCATATTAGTGTAGAACCCACTACTGTAGGAGTTATATCAGGTTTAGAGGTAACTGAATGGTCTAAAGTAGTTTGAGAAGCAGAAGTGCTATCGGCCCCATCACCTATTTTAATCAATCTATAGAATTCAGCAATGTATACACTTGCTATATCTTCTTTTGCACTATTTGTTATCATATTTACACATCCTTTTCACTTTCATATGTTTTTAGTATAGTAGTAGTTCCTGAACCAAAACCTAGACTTACCTCAAAACCTAAAGTTGCGGTAAATCCTATTACAGAAGTACCTGTAGTGCTAGAAACTTGATACTTGGTAGATTGATTTTGAATATTAAACCCATCAAATACAACCTTACCCATTAGAGCATCTACAGAATTTCTAGAGAATATATTGAATGCTTGCATTTTCTGATTAAGAGTTAATTCTGTTAATCTTTCGGCTATAGTCTTATCATAAGTCCCTACAGTAACAGTAGTTACTCCCGATAATACATTTTCTATCTCAAATACTTGATAATCATCTCTAGGTATATCATGATTAGGAAAATCTAATGTAAGAATATCGCCCGCCTCAAGTAATTCTAATCCTTCCTTTTGTAATTTTAATTTTATTTTACGAATATCAGTTTGATATAATGCTAATAATTGTTCTGCTTTAATTTTGGCTTCTGTCTTATTTCTAATAGAAGTATCAACATGTCGTATTACCCTTTTTCTCTTAGATGGAGGCATTTCTATTTCTGCCCTAACTCTATCACCTTGAACAATTACTTTGGTTGCTTTATCAAAAAGAGTTTTATTACTTTCTACTCTAATTAAATTATTACTTTTCTCATAATCTAAATAATAGTGTCTTAATGAATAGGTATCATCCATATTTTTAGCAGTAAGAGTATCATTTTCTATTTTATAATCTAGACCGCGTTTAGCAGCCAAATAATTAATTGCTGATAATGCATCTGCATCTTGGAAATTAATTTGTGAAATTACAGTTCTTTTCTTTTTCTTGACTATTTCATTAAAAGTATTAGCAATAGGAACATAAATAATATCATCTAGGGTTATTGTTTTATTAGATACTCCATTTGTCGCTACCTTACCTAATAGATAGCCTTGTTGAGTATATAATAAATCACCATCTGAAATGTTTATTGCATTATCTACGCAAGTAATAACATCTCCGGTAGCACTAGAAATTATATTATCAGTATGATTAGTAAAACTCAATTCTATATTTAAGTCTAAATCACTCTCTTTTGCTATAGTTGCTATTTCAGTCTCTACATTAGACCCAATACTAAAAGTTGTTCCCAAATAACAATTAGTTGGTTTAATATCTAATTTTTTGGGTATAGTAATTTCAAATATTTTACCAAATGATACACACCCATTACCAGTTAATTTACCGTTATATTCAAATTTAAGTATATTAGTATCTTTAGTGACCGTCATAGATTTCCTTTCTGAATTAATTCCATCAGTTACATAACAATCTACTTCTTCCGCATCAGTAAACATTGTTGAAGCGTCAGCAATAGTTCTGCGTTCAATACGATTGTAAGATATACCAGCAATAGAAGAATCTATATCTAATAACATATACATAGAATATACTCCTTCTGAATACATAGATGCAGTTCCCCCAATTTCTCCAGTAAGTAAATCACTAGAAATAGTTTCATATTTTAGTCCTTTATCATGCATAGTATTAATTTCAAAATAATCCGGTGTATCTTCAAAAGTAGTATCAGAAATCCTCATTAATCTATATTGTATGCCCTCAACAGAAACATCTATAGCCCTATCAAATTTTAGTGTATGCACAGCATCACCACTACCGTTTGTAGTTTGTGTATGAGATATAATTTTACCAATATATTTAGGAACGCCAGTATTCACTATAACAGATTGATAACGAATAGGCAAATAAGTATCATCTACAAGTTTATTTGAAACTATATAATAGCCTTCTAATTTAGGAACATAGTTTAGCCAATAATGTTTTTCATCAACAGAACCATCCATAGTAAAAGATAAACCAACATTTCTATTTAAATCCTCAGTTATATTAAATTGGGGTTTAATAAGCATTTGTGCTGAATACATTTCTCCATCATTTTCCACAATAGTCCCACTATGATTATAATGGTCAGACCTACTTCCACCAGATGTTATCCCACCTTCAAAATCATCTCTATTAATAAACGGATAAGAAGTGGTTTTTGTTCCTATTACAGTAAGTTTATTGCTATTAATTGGCGCATTAGTAGAAGTATTAGCATTTAATTGACACTCTTGGCTAGTATCTAATCCATCTGTTTCCATATTATATGTAGACAGGGATAAAGGACTACTAGTTAATTCTAACAAAGTATCACTATCTTTTGTAGTTTTTCTTAATTTTAAGAACATAGCAATGCAATTATCATAAATATGATTACTTGCAGTAGTCGTGCCTGTATTTCCATAAGGATATGAAACACCATGAGGTCTAGTTGCATTCGTTCCTGTTGGCGTATTACCATATACAGGCTTACATAATGCAGATAATACTTTAGAATAATGAGTTTTAGCATTTATTCCTGTTTCAACAATTACAGGAGAAGCATCTATATTTGAATATTTAGAAATAATAGGTAGTATAACATTTTGTGGGTCAAAAGTGGTGCTAGAAGAACCAAATTTTTCTAACAAATTCAAATTAAAATAGTCCCTATTAATATTTGGAGACACTAAATATACCTTAGTCATATTAATTCCCCCAATAAAACCAGCAGCAGAAATATCAGTTAAACCATCTATTGAATCTCCCGGCCTAGCATATAGAGTATAAGTAGATATTGCATCAGAGTTATTAGTATCATACTTTTTATAATGTTTTATTGGCAATCTAGGAATTTCACTTCTATCTCTTAACGATTCAAAATCAACAGAATTAAAATGCCAATCAAAAGTTGCTTCTACTAAACGAATGATTCCCCATCTTTTCATTAGTGAAGGATTAATCAATGAAGATGAAGAAATTTCTGACCTTTCATAATTTCTATCTGTTTTAACAGTTGCTTTAGTTTTTCCATAATATTGAGTATGCCCCACCTCTGTTCCTTTACTTCCTTCATTTTCAAACAACAATCCAAAATTAGTTAAACTATTGGTGTTACTAGCGGAACCCATATTATTAAATCTTAAATAGGAATCAGGAAACAAATCTCCTGTAGCATATAATCCATATGGTCTAGCCCTATAATCATTGTTTACTAGACTATTTAATGAAAAGGAGTCGTCAGCATCATCATCATCATCAATAACAGTAGTTAAATTATCTGTTCCATCTGCTCCTTTATGCCAATCTCCCTCATCTATAGAATCTTCAACTATTCTATTTCCATTCCCTAACACTCTAAAACCATTACAATAACCAGTTATTTTATGGGGTCTCTTTCCTACCTTATAGATATAATTAGTAACTTCTGCATTACGACCAGTAATAGAATAGTTAGGAACAATAGTTCCTTCAGTAAATACTTGTCTATCTAAGTATCTATAAGATTCTTTAGGCCCATAATAATATTTAAACTCATTTTGTAATTTATGTATATACCCACCCAAAGGTATGTTAGAATTAATTAAATAAAGACCAGCCTTTTTTGTTGCCGCCAATCCTTCATCAAATCTATTATCTGAAGTATTTCTCTCCATTATTCCTAAAGATACAGGAAAATTAGGAGCAACACTAATTATATTTTTAGTATCACTAACATTTTCAATAGATGCAACATGGAGATATGTAGCAGACAAAATGTTTTTATTTAAAGTAGTTGTTATTATTCCATCTTCTTTGGCTAATTTTAATAAGAAATTACCCTTTAAAGTTTCATCTGTTATTGTATTATTGGTGTTTCTTTTCTGTATTCCAGTAATATTAGTAATATCATATCCTAATGATTTAGTTGGTGGTAGCGTATCATCATTAGAAGTATATTCTAATTTAGAGTATGAAAAGGCACTAGAAGCATAATTATAATTCATACCATCATTAAATATAATTCCTTTTTCAGCAATAGAAGTAAAATCAGTAGGATAAGAAGTTTCATATAAATTAGCAGAAATGGCTTTTGCTCCTGAAACATAAGAAACAACAGAACTCACAGGGTCATAAGTATAAATTGTAGCCCCATTAGAAGCACCGATATAAGCATAATCTTTTAGCACAATATCTGTATATGTATTAGGTAAAGTACCCCCATGTGTATAACTATTAAATTCACCTATTAAATTTCCTGAAGAATCAAAGAATAGGGTGTATTTTGTTGGAGTAATTTGACCAGACACTCTCATTGTAGAACCACCCAAACTAAGTGCAGAACTTAATGTTTGAGTTGAAGTTAAATTTAATGCTGGATTTAATGTAGAATACACAATATCATCACTAAAGTTTAAGTCTCTATTTACAGTATTAGAAAGTAATTTAGACATATTGTCTCTACCCATTATATTATATTCCATTCTTCCCATATCATTTTTAGATTGTATATCTTCAACTAAACCATTAAATACTTCTTCATGTAAAGTAAATCCACCTGTGAAATAATACATTCTTTCTTTAGGATTTCGTTGATAATAAGTTTTAGTCGGCTCTTGTATTGTTACATACTTATGTGTTTTATCTCCATAATCTACTTTTAATTCATGTCCAATAAAACCATTTAGAGAAATTCTAGACTTATTCATTTTAGTATTTACTTTATCTATGGTATGATTATCTATTGTTATTCTATTATTTTGGTCAGTTCTTATTTCTGTGTCTGCTGCAAAACCTAGGTTAAATTTTCCATTAGAATATGCAGACACCAGTATATCAGCATTTGTTACTGTAGGGGGAGTAGTAGAAGCATACCATACTTTTCCAGTTTTCAATCTATTATGAGTCACCCCAAAGGTTTGGTCTTCATCTACTACTACAGGGTCAACTGTTCCAATTCTATAATAATAGTCTCCTATTTCTATTATATCTCCTGTAGATAATATCGAATTATAATCAAATTCATTTGCCTTTTTATTTAATTTTAACTTAGTAGAACTAGTTGTTACTGTATGGTCTAATTTTCTTTTCTTTATGGTGTCACTAAACAAACCATTCCTTATTACCATTTTAGAATCTTCTTTGTATTTAAGATGTTGTATTCCACTATTATCTATTGCTTTAGTACTTGCAAATTTACTTATTTTACTTTTAGGGCTATTTACTATAGAATCTATTGCCAAAGGTATTTTATCATTTTTCAGAGCAGCCGACTCAAAAGTAATATAAGTTGATGGGCCATTCATTTCTCCATGAGCAGTATTTGCTGTAGGGGTAGTGCTATCATTTTCATGTCTTTTCATATCAGGAAATGCTTTATGCCAAAATATTGGGTTAAAAGAATTATCATCCTCATCGCCACTTAATTTATTATCTACTAAAACAACATCTAATTTATTTCTGCCCAAATTCTGTATAGTATCTCCATACTTTCTTTCTGTTTTGAATACTACATTTTGGATTGTTTTACCTATTTTTAGAGTAGTAGTAGTAGAAGCAGTAATCGCTTTCCTAGCATAATCCAACTTAACATAAAAGACTTCATTTAGCCCACTACCGGAACTAGATAAAGATTCTACATTGCCAATATAAGTATTATTTGATTCAAATATAGACATTCCTTCGGTTAATTTATCCCAACTAGATTTATTACTTACAGTAAATCTAATATAAGCAGTACCACTACCAAGTTCATATATTGAATGGTCTGTAACCACATCTGCTGTTAAAGAAGTAAAAGTCGGTCCTGTTTCCCATTGTCTAACAGAAGTTAAAGTATATTTCTCATTATAATCTAATTGGTCTTTTTCTTCTAATCTATCATTATAAAAGTAGAAAGTGGGTCTATTTACAATACATATTTTATCATATTTATTAGTTGTGGCTAAAGCATCACCACGAAGTCCATAACTTACTGCAACTACATCAGTATCATTTACTTTATGTGGCCCCTTATATATTTCTAGTTTAGTTCCTTTAACAATATTACCAGTATATTTAGGTGAAAATTCAATTCCATCCCCAAAAATATCATAAGAAATAATCCTAGTTATTTTTGCAAAGTGGGGTCTTACGGTATCAGTAATTACTGTAGAATCTGCATCCACTCCAACTTTAGCAATTATATCAGGATTCAATAGAATAAAATAATCATAATTATCTATATCTATACCATGAATATTAGTTGCAGGAGTATTTGATGTGCTATAAGTAACTTTTGCATTAGCAGCAGTAGAAATCAAATTTATATCATGTAGCCTAACTTTGTGTGATGCGGTAGTTTCTTTATTTTCATAATTTGGTGTAGGTAAAAAAGCATTATTACTTGGTATTAATCTATTTTCGGCAGCAAAGTAAATTTCAGTTGCTAATCCCGTATTGTGTGGCCCCTTGCGAATTTCTGTAAATATTGCTGAAGAAACTGGGATATTGGGTGTAGCAGCAGAAACATAATCTGTTTCATTTTCTAATCCCAAAGTAAATAGTAAAGGGTTAACTGAAACATTTTTATATACATTTGCTTTACAATCAGCATTATTTTTACCAGTATATACATTATCTCCATCTACTAAAGTAGCAAATGCGGACTCCGAAGTTCCAGCATTCAATGGGAATATCATTCTACCTGTATTAGCCATATTACTCACCAAATGTATAATAAAAGAGAATGTTACTATAACTAGGAGTTAATGTAGTATCTGTTACACTAGGCTCCTTTCCTTTAGATAATGATATTTCATATAATACTCCCATAAATTGAGTATTAGTATTAGTTCCATCCTTTCCTATGAAAGCATCATCAGCCTTAAATTCAAATGTAGGAGTAGAAGAAAAAGTATAGGATTCCTTCAATGAGTTATTTAAATAAATATCTAACTGCCCACCTGAATAATATACACATGAAATTTTATAAATAGATTCTACATATAATGCTTCTTTAGGTTGAGAGACATATATTGCAGAAGTATGATTAGTAGCATCTGCTACAGTAATAGAAGTAGTAGAAGGTTTAGTTAATACTTTTCCTAAACTTACACCATTACTATTAAATATTTCTGTTCCTCCTGTTGCATGGGCTGCTAAAGCAGCAACAGAAATCAATCCTGCCCAATCATTTGCTGATGAACTAGGAAATGTAATTGTATTAGAAGATGCTGTGCTATCTCCCTGTAATTCAGTTAAACTAGTAGAATTATCTACATATAATCCATCAGGGTCATAGTACCCATAGAGAGTATTCACTGGTTTAATTAATGTATCTGTTGATACGGTATGAAATAACTCTGATGTAGCATCCTTAATATATGCTACAATTTTATATTCTGCTGGTTGATTGAAATTATTCTTAGTAGTATTTTCTAGATAAAGTTGAAAGTATTCATTATAGAATATCATCATCTTATGAGAGTATCTATCAGCAAAATAAGTGCCACTTTGGTAATTAGAAGCAGTTAAACTAAGATTGGGACTAGGTGGAGTCTTAGTAGAAGTTAAGGTATCTAAATTAGCAATAGATGTGTGTCCATTTCCATTAACATCATAAGGAGTAATTATTGCTTCAAGAACAAAATTACCTGTATGATTCCAAAAGTTTCCTTTAGATGTAGAAATGTTAGTATCATCATATTCTAACTTAAGGTAACCATCACACATAACAGGGAAGACTAATGCTTTAGAATCCCCTACATATACATTCGCCATATTATCACTCAACTAAAGAAGTTATCTGCTATTACCTTTGCCTCTTCAAATTCTAATGTGAAATTTATTGAAGGATATTGTTCGCCTGCAATTGTAGAAGTAAATGAACGAATGAATCCTGTTAATCCTATTTGATTCTTATGTTTTTCTAATGCATCAAATACTGTAGATGGTTCTTCCAATGTGTTACCTGAAAAGAATGTTTGTGCATTATCATATGCCCTATTCTTCCAATTGAAAGGTATTCTAGGTAAATCGGTATCATTAGGATAATTAGTGGGGTTATAATCTACAGAACTGCCATCCACTCTATATTTGAATTCATTATCTACTCTACTAGGATAAAAAATCAATAATTTGTTCATACTTTGGTCATCTTGAAAAGCACTAGAATCTACATAAGAATGGATTAATTGAGCCATCTCAAAAGAAGTTAAAGTCACAATTTGTTTTGTTCCATCAGAACTCTTAGTGATTTCTTGGTCAAGTAAAATTCCTGTAAGACTTACTGTTTTTTGTGCTAATCCTACATCAAATGCAAGATTAGTTGATTCACCACGAACTGCTCCTGAAAAAGGTATTCCCATATTAGGAACTGTTTTTTGAGTTGATATATTAACTTCTGTAACCAATAGGGGTATTCTATTTGTCTGTATATCATCTCCTGTTTGGTCATTCCTTCTTTGCAACTCAAGGAACACATTAAACTGTGCTATATCAACCAAACTTAGTCACCGCCGCACCTGTTCTATTCATTCTTAAATTAATCTCTCTTGCTACCTTATCCGCCATCTCTCTTATTTCCATATCAGACGCACCGATTCTTCCTTGAACTTGCACTGTTATATTATTTGTGATACCTTTTCCAGAAGTCAACATCTTTTTACTTTCAGCATTAGAATAGACTTTTGCACCTCTAGGTAAATTAACTAATTCTGCACCACCTTCACCAACCATAGCCATTCCACCAGAAGAAGTACCACCTTCTGCAAACCAATTCATTTTATCTCCGAAATAATCTAGAACTGCCCCTATACCAATAAGGATTGCTCCTACTAACAATGCTGGCCAACCAAATATTGCATAACTAAGAACAATTAAAATACCAGCAATATAGGCTAAATTAGAAAGTTGTTCTCCCATGCTATTAACATTCCATATTAATTCATAGAAACCTAGTTTTACAACCTCCCATATACCTTTAAGTAAAATCGCGACTATTCCTAAAGAAACTTCTAATAAACCTACGAATATTTTAAACAGCCCCGCAAATAACATCCAAAATTCTCCAGATTGAAATCCTTTAACTATTAATTCTATTCCATCCCAAATTTTCAATAAACCGGGATAAATCCAATTATAAAAGAAAGATATTAATTTATCCTTTACTTCCCCTAATTTTTCTGCTATTCCTTCTGATTTAAAGGCTCGATATAATAAGAATAGAAGACTTAAAACAATAATAGAACCTATGAACATTTTCTTAATAATAGAGAATACTTTCCCCACAAAAGATAATGCTTTTGTTCCTATTCCTTCCATAATATCTGCTGCGGCCCCACTTATTTTACTCCTTCTTGTCTCTTCTATAGCATTTTCTTCCATTAATAATTTAATGCCAAATAAATATCCTTGTCCTCCCATAAATTCAGGTAAAAATTTATTTTGAAATAAGTCAAAAGCATTTATTAACTCTTCCATTCTAGTTGATTTACCAGCATCTATATCTTCTGTAGTCATCATTCCCCATGATTCTCTAACTGAATCCCACCTCCCTTCACTTCTTTCGCGGCGAATTTGTAGTTTTTGTTCTCTTACTTGCAACATACTTTCTATTTTGTTTCTAAATTCTTTTGTTTTCTCAAGATTCTGTTGTCTTATTATGAGTTCTGCATATTTACTACCCATTGGATTATCCGGCTCATCCAACTTTTCTCGGAACGCTTCATCATGTTCCGATGGGGGCATTATTAATTTACCCATTAAAGAAGGAGGTAACTTTGAGAGAGGTAGTCTATCCTCTAAAGTTTGAGGAACACCTTCAAATGTTTCAAAATTCTTAGTAATATCGAATCCCATTTGTTTATATTCTTCAATTATAGAACCTAAATTAGATAACAATTTTTGGTGTTCAAGATATTCTTCTTTTTTCGACTTACTAGTTACTAAAGCATCAGAAACCGCATCATCTGTTATTCCTGTGAAAACACCCGCCACAGGATTTAATGCATCATTTAATTTAGTTGCTGAAGTTTTAGTAAAATCAAATACTTTACTTAATGAAAAAGAAGACTTTCCTAACTCTTGCGCCGCACTCTCAACCTCAGATTTCCATATCTCTTCTAAATCCACAAAGGATTTTAATGTTCCTGATTCTTCCATGTATGATGGTAAGTCACCCTCTTTTTCTGTTAAAAATTCTGCGAAACCTTTCTCTAATTCTGTAATAGTCTTATCTTGTATATCTACTACTTCACGCTGAATATTTACCAATTTAGTAGTCTGAACTTCTTGTGCCGCTAAAGCCTTTTTATCGTCTTCAATAATGGTTTGAGTAATTGCTTCTTGTAAGTCCTTTGCATTTTTTTTCATTTCCGCTGGAGTTAAGTCAATTGCTACTTCTTCAGTAACATAACCCACTACTTCTTTTTGACCAAATTCTTCCTTATATTTCGCAAACTCTTTGTGATATTTAGCCTGTTTTTCTGCTACACCTGAAGCAACCGCCTTATCATTTTTAAGTATATTACGCAAGTTTACAGCATTTAGTGCGAATCCTCCTGCTATCAAAGCAGATTGTAATGCCGCAGAATTCAATATGGATTTATGTTTTTCCATTTCAACTGTTTTAGATTTAGCAGAACCCCTACCAAATCTACCGCCCAGTAATGTTGGCCCTCCACGAATTCCAGATAATAATTTCCCCATTATGTCTACTTGTTTATTTATTTTCTTTTCCATTTCGTCTAATGCTTTATCTTGGTCACCATATAATGCCTTAAGACCAATAAACATATCAGACATTTTTTCTAACTGTTCTATTGATTGTTTATCTCCCTTCTGTCTAACCTTTTCTAAGGCTGCTTTAACCTTCCACAATTCTTTTTCATCTTTAGCAACTTGAGCCAATTCTTTCATTCTTTGTGCTTCTGCTAAAGCACCTCTTTCTTGAATGGAAGCAAGTTGCATAAATGTAAGCATAGTTGCTTTGAACTTATTCAATACCCGCCATGCCCCTGTGCCGGACAAGAAACGACTAATAATTTCCCAGTTCTTTGTATGAATTACTTTATCTATACCGGACAGATTTTTCCGTAATAGATATGTTTCCTTGGAAGAACGAGTAAGAAGTCTATCAATATCTTTCAAATCCTCAGCAAGACTTTCAATTTCTTTAAATGAATCTCCCAATTAATCACCTCCTTCTAGCCTTCACCATTTCTTCTGCTTCTATCTTCTTCTACCGCCTTTCAATGCTCTACGGATTAACTTTCGTTTCCCGTATCAGCCCCCATCATATCTGAGAAGGGGTTAGGAAGCACTTCTTTCAGTTGCGCTCCTACATACGGACTTAGACGCAATAACTCTATTGCGCTCAATTCAGGCTCACACTTCTCAACGAAGTTTTCTACCATGAATTTATACATCTTATTCAAATCCAAGTCAAAAGATTGACTGGCTGAATCAATGTTCATAACACTTGAGAGTGCTTGTTCCACTTGTAACCAAGTAGGCTCTCTTATCCAAACTCTCAGGTATTCATCACTATCGGGGCTTACCCTCAAATGATGGCATTCAGTTTTTACGGCTGCAAACAATGTGTTCTTATCACTAACTAATTTCTGTTCCATATTTTCCACCTACTATAACAAACCAACATACAAACAGTGTTGGTGGAATTGAACTATCTTTGGGCTATTTTACTTACTTTACACCCTCCGATAATGCATGGGGATTCTTTCGATACCCCCCCTAAAGGTGGAGGGGGGAAAGATTGCAGCCGCCCCCTCCATTAAAAAACACCTACTAATGTATAGATTATTTTTACTACCTGTTCTAGACCATTATAGCCCATTTACCTGTATAAGAGGTCGGGCCAAGAGTTCTTGCAGATGCAGTCATCTCAACTTCAACCGGCCCCTTATCATCAGGGAAAGGAATAGTTACAGACTGAATCAAATAATCTTCTAAGGAAATTGAAATCTTTTCTCCACCATCTTTAGTAAATTCTAAAAGAATATTCTTAGAAGAACCCATACTTTCTGTCGTTTCACCATCTGCACGAAGTTCATCCCACAATTTAGTATCTGTAACTAACATAGTCAAAGACACTTCATAAGTTCTTTGTGCTGGAATATGTGCAGACATAGTTTGTCTGCCAACATTATCTATGAATCTTTGTTGAGTAATATTGTTGTTAATAGTTAATGAACCAGACTTAACTCTAGCCACAGTTTGCCCAAATAATTTAAGTGCGCCATCAGAATACATGAAAGGATAATTATCTGCAACAGTTGCACTAAAGTTCTGTAAGTTAGATGCGCCATTAGCAACACTTCTTCGTGGAATATAATCATTAGTTCCATTAGTAACAACATCGTATGCTCTCCTAGTAACTAAATCTAAACTTGTTTTTAATTCCTGTCCCTCTTCAAAATTCAAAGTCATAGTATTAACTTGGCAACCAGTAAATAATCTAGCAAATCTAGTATTATTAGGGTCATTATTATCTACAACAGTTGTATTTGTTACTCCAGATTTATCATACAATACTTCTAGTGCAAAGGAAGGTAATACATCTCCATTTAATTCAGTAAATGTATATGTTAACATATTAGTCGACACATCTAATTCCTTCCAATTATGATGTGTGCCATGTTCATAAGCATTACTTCCAGCAGCCATCATAGGATATTCATTATAATTGATAGCCCTACGAATTTTATTCTCCACTTCATTATAGATAAAAGGCACAGTAGTGCTACTATCCCAGTCCTCAGCAGAAGCAAATGCGCTTCCAGCGTGTGTTATATCAGAAATATTCCCTAAAGCATAATACAACCAAGAACCATTATTCAATGAAATATCTAATGAACCGCCACTAACTGTTTCTGCACCCTTGTATTGGTGTGCGAAGTTTCTTGTTCCTGAAACGGCTAAGTTCATTTGTTTCATTTCAACTTCTACATTAGGTGGAGTTATTGTATTGACTAATCCTAGCCAATTATCTGACAGTAATTGAGGAGTCGAACCACTTAAAGGTGCAACCACCGGTGCGCCAAAACTATATAATGTAATATCAGCATCAACAGCAGAAGCCGCCCCCACATTATCTGTAAAGGTGATAGTTGTTCCAGTATTTGCAGTTACTGTAGTATAAGTATTTGCACTATCAGAATTAACTTTTGCTCTACACCCTATATACAAACCATCTAATAAGTTGATTAACGATGATTCGCTAATTGTTACTTTATTTCTATTGTTTGCGTCTCCTATTGTTCCATTATTAAAGAACATGTCCATTTCCGGCACAAATGTTGCCGATGTTCCTGCTCCTACAAATACTTCATTCATTACCATCTTTCTTCACCTTTTTATATATTTCTTCCGAATCTCTTTAGTTCTATGGACATTCTATATCCAAGTAGTCTTTTGCCCCTATCATTCGCTTCACTACGACCTGTTAATTTAATCAGTTCTGCACTCTCTTCATCTGCATCACCGGCATTAACTGTCGGTCTTAATGCGTTACTCTCTATGATGTAGCGAGCGATACGATATAAGGCTTGCAGTCTGTCGCGTGAAAAAGTTAGTTCGTTAAAGTCTCTACGATGTAATACACGGATATGAAGTGTAAAGGTGAATGTTTCATTTCTAACTGCATAATCAATAGTTGGATATTCTGTGCTACTACTGTCCTCAAAAACTACAATAACTGATTGATTATCAATATCAACTCTTCTTCCTTCTTTAGGTTGTATAGACCTTATATCTATAAATTTAGGTGTTGGTCGGTGGGCAGAAGTTATATCTCCCCTTTCCTGTAATATATCTAAGGTATCATTTGTCCAATTTTCTTGAAGTAATGTAATAATAAAAGTTACTTCATCCATGATGAAATCTCCTCAGCAATATGTTTATTTAACTCTACTTCAAAGGTTGCCATAGCATTCTTAAAAATTTGTTCATCTGAAAAACTAATATCAAATCCAATATCTTCCTCTATATCTTTAAGCATCATACTTCGTTGCCTTTCTAATGCTAATAATCTATTGAATTTCCTCATTAATTCTTTCATAAAATCACAGACTGTATATTATCATCTTCTTTCCTTTGAGTATATCTTCTGCTTCTTTTACTAGAATATCATGTTTAGTTTTTAAATCTATATTAGAACCTGTATCGGCAATAAGAATTGAATTATCATCATGTCTGATTATTTCTGCCGCAACAAATTTAGTAGCCGCATCATGTATAACTCCCGGTACTCTTGAATCACCACTCATATATGTAACTCTACATGAATGATTTTGTATGTAGGGATAATTCTTTAAGAAGAATATCTTACCTTCACCATCAATAGTCCAATAGTCACCCAACCTTCTCTGGTCTTGATTATCTGTAAAATTAGTAACTGTTCCTGCTGATGCTGCTATTGTGCAAGTAGAACCATCTTCACCCGGAAGTAAAGAAGAAATAATCACTTTAGTAGCATCTTCTTTATCAGTAGATGCATAGAAGAAATCAGAAATATTTCTTGTTAAAGCACCACTTACTGCTGTCCTAGATTTGGCAGCCGTTTCACCTGTAAATTGAGCAGTCTTTTGAGGAAACACTTCATTAATTGCAGCGACTACTTCTAATGCTGTAGTTTTTTGTCCATAAGAACCATAAAAATGAGTTCCCTCAGTTAAAACAAAAGAGAAACTACCTACTCCCAAAGTAAGAGTATAAGCAGAACCAGATATAGGAGAAATATAAGTAGCAGTAGCAGAAGCAAGGTCAGTATAACTATTATCTTGCCAAACTTCTAATCTAATTATTTTCATTATCTTTGGCCTCTCTAATTGTATAAATCCTACATAATCTTTGTATGGGCGAACGGGATACATAGCATGTGTAAAGAACTCAAAGTTATGTGTCTCATCTTTATAAATAATTGGCCTAAAAGAATGTCCTACAGTCTCATCTATTCTATCTTCAACTCTTTTAATTATTTTACCTACTTCTATTAAATTTGGAGTGGTTGATGATGAAAAATCATCTATTTGTAGTAAATTAGAAATATCTTCTGCTCTAGTATAATAACCATTACCAATGGCATAATTTACATTAATACTAGTGAAATCACTAGGAGAGGATGCTTTAACCATAATTCTCAACCATCCTAGAAAGACCCATGTATGCTGCTTTCAATCTATTTAGGTCGTTTACATCATTTACTTGCTTTTCTCTTAAATCCTTTTCTTCTCCACCATATTTTCCGGTTTTGGGGTCTATTGTTTCCATACTTATTTCTCCCTTTCGTTTCTTTCCTAAAGAAAATCTAGCCACTTTAAAATCTAATTCATATTCTTTTTCTAAATACACTTCCTTCAAATATATTAAAGGTATATCGCTAGAAATTTCTTTTGTTTTTTCTTCTGTTATGGTATCATCTTGGTCTTCTATAAGTTGTTCTGTAGTAACTGATGCTGCATAATTAATCCATTCTTTATCATATTCATCTTCTAGTCTACTTATTAATACTCTTGCTTGGGTGTGATTTGGGTCTTTCTCTAAAAGTTTCATTGCTTGTTGTAATTGTGCATGGTCAGCCTCTTCATTTTTCCTTTGTTTAAATTCTTTCTTATCTTGCTTTTCTTGAGGTAAATTAGGATTTCTAATATCTTCAATTTTCTTAGTGAATGACTTTAATTCTTGAAAATTAGGTTGTTTTTCATATTCTATCTTTAATTTACCAACCAATAAATTACCACTACGAAGACCCTCGCCTGATTGATGCATTCCTAATTGTCTATCAGCAATTGCTAAACCAGCACCAGCAGTTAAAGCACTCATTATATAATTTTTAATTTTATTACCCTTATTTTTCTCTAATAAATCTAAAGAAGCAGTAGAAAAGTCTAAAGATATAAAGTGAGCATAGGCTTCTGCAATTTGATGCTCGCCTTCAAAAGTCTTATCTCCTAAAAATCCATTAATCTCTAAATCATTATCATTAACTCTAAGATAGACCAATCTACTATTACTTTTGCTTCCTAATTTATAATTTAATTTTTCACTTTCTTTTACTGTTCTATATTGAAAGGTATCTTTTCTTTTGATACTTCCCATATGAGAACGAATTGCTATCTTATCCATATAACTTGTAGTATCTACAGTAATTATATTATCTGCTTCTGTAACATGGTCTTCTAGTAAAGGCCATATTAGAGGTAAGCCATCATCTATTCTACTCATTAAATCTCTATCAGGCATAGTATGTTCTTCTTCACCAACATATGTAGATTGACCCCCTACTTCTTGAATATAATTTTTAGTTCTAGCCATTTTACCTCCATTCATTAAATCTCGAACACTAAAACCTCCCTTATTCATTCTTTTTATGGTTGAATCCACAAAAAAAGAATCATTTAGAACTTCATCAGTAGTTAAATGTTTACTCAATAAATTAATATTTTGTTTTTCTATAATATCTAAAAATTTATTAATGTATTCACTAAAGTCTTCATCATCCCACCTTGGTAAATTATCATCTGCCAAATCTATCTCAGCAGAAGTAATTTCAATATCCCTATAAGAATTTCTATTTAGTATAATAGGGATAAATTCAATAGTTTCTTGCAACTTTCTAGAAGGTCTATTCTGCACATCTTTGAAGATATACGCAACCATCATCCGATATACATTGCTATTGGAATATAATCTTTTATGAGTGTAATCCATCCATTTTGGTTGTAGCCTAATTTCTACAGATAAAGGCTTACCCGCTTCCAGATAAATCCTATCTGCCATTCTCTCACCTTATCACGCCAACCATTTTGCCCATGCTACGCCTTTACTTAATGCTGCACCTAGCCCTAATCCACTACTAGGTGGATTATAAGACATTTGACCTGTTGAGGGGTCTATCCAATAAGGATTGTTATATTGGTCATAACCTTGAGGTGGTATTGGATAACCACTTTGATTATTGAACGCCTGTTGTTGTGTCATCATTTGCTGATTCATTCCACCCATAGCGGGCGCACCTTGAATATTCACATTAGGTTGTTGAGTATAATTCCCTACAGGTAACTGTGGAGTCATAGAAGCACCTGTAGCAAATCCTTGAGATTCCAAATACTGTTCCTTTGCCATCTTTCTTTGTGCAATAACTTCTGAATTTAATGCAGTAGCCAAAAGCAATTGTAAATCTAAGGTAATATTTTCAGCAGTAATTGCTTCATATTCCCTTAAAGAATCAGGATGAACTTCTAAAATACCAGAATCACCAGTTATAAATCTCAATTTAGGTAACATTTGTCCTAATACTCTTTCCAATATATCTTCAAATAACTTTTCAAAAGCCATTAAGAAATTCTCTCCATGATAATAAAAGAATTCCTCTACATGATTCTCTTGCAAAGTTAACAAATTATTCATCGACTTAAATTGTGATTGCGATTGTTGTGTCATTTGACTCGCCAAAGACGAGTTTGTTGTTCCTAACCAACCCATTCAGTTTCCTCCTTTTTTTCTAATGGTGTCCCTGCAACCAATAAACTTTGCACTCTTTCATTGATTGCATTTGACTCTATAATTAATCTAAATAGTTCCTCTTCTTTAGTTTCTATTTCCATTTGAGGTGGTTTAATTGTCCATCCGACTGCCGATAAACTTTGAATATCTCCTTGCTTCAATGATTCTAAGGGACCAGATGCTAATGGATTTAATGATTTTACACTAGGAACATATGCACTAAATGATAATCCATGTTCTTCCGCTAAAATCTGTTGTTCTAACATTTCATATTGACGATGTAATTGAGCATGTTTTTCACAATAAGTTCCTCTCATTGGATAACCTTTTCTAACTTTATGTAATGGCAACGGAGGTCGTAAAGTATCACCTGCTTCCCAATGTTTTTGAGTCCCACAAACAACACACCTATCTTTAATATTATATTTAAATCTATATGGTATTCTAAATAAAGTTTTACTTTCCGGCTTAAGTACAGCAATTATCTCTTTAAGTTGTTTCTTAGGTTTCATGCTCTTAAAATCATATTTCATAATTGTGCCCGGAGCGCGAGCCATTGCTTTAGGTGGTAAGAAAGGATTTGCTTCCACAAATGCATTAGAAGCACCTATTAGACTAGGAGGTTGAAAATTCATACTCATTTCATACACTCCTTACATCTACAATATATACTCATAGAACAATTTTCTGTTATCTTCATTTCATCACCTAATAGTCTTTTATCATAGTCATCATACCACGATATACCATTTCTGAATCTGATTTTGCACTAACTATATATTTAAAACAAGGTATTCCTTTATCATTCAACTTAGACATACCATCACTAAATGCCTCAAATATTGGGTGATTTCCTACCTCTCCTTCATGACCATACTTATTTTTCCATAAATCATATTTATTGGCCCAAACTCCTACTGCTATTGGATAATCATGGGTTTTCTTTTTCTTCTTTTTATTGATTTTATCCCAGTAAGGAGAACAGATACTTTCTACTAAAAATGTCCAACATAATTGTTGTTCAATATCATAATGTTTATCCATATGTCTATCATCTATCATAAAAATAATATATTTTACATGCCGAGTTTTCATATCTTTTATCCATTCAGACCAATATACTGTTTCCCCTCCTACATCTGCTGTTCTTACTGTGTGAACATCACCATCTAGTTTAAGCACTTTTCTTGTTGCTCTCTCTCGCCCCATTGTTCTCTCATGTATATCAGGAACTTCACCTCTTGTTCTTAATTGATGATGTAAAGTAGTCTTACCTACTTGACTTGCTCCATAAATTCCAAATGAAACTGCATGAACTCTTCTCCAAAACCTCCCTATTCTTTCAGCCAGTACTATAATGAATCCAGCCATTATAGACATTGAACATCACCATAAGCCATACCACAAATTCCAAAAACCAATCCATGCAGATGAATATAAATCAACACCAAATATAGATAATGCATGACCAATGAAGAAACTAACTAAACAGGCTACAAAGGCCCAAAAGTAAAACCTAGCCCGCAAGAACCAAATATCTGCCGAATGCGCTCTTTGTAAATCATACGCGAGCGTAGATTCATCAAAGCCCATTATCAGTTCTGATACCATTTACCTTTGCCTCATTCATTCGTCAGAAATGTTGGGCTAAGGGCATCCGGCGGTTGCTGTGCAAATTGAGGAACAACTTGAGGAGTCAGCATTTGATACTGCTGTTCATATTGTCGCATTGTATCGCGTACTCTCTTTCTGTTATCTTCTTCTTTCTGCTTCCTAACCCAATAAGAATCTATTTTTCTTTGTAATAGATAATCTTCTATGCGTTCAAATATTAATAAATCGAATATGGCCTTCAAAACCATTATTCCACCTACAGTTAATATCCCAAATAACGCAGCGTGGGTATATCCCGAATAAGGGAACATATACCCATATTGTGTATAAAAATATACATTCACTCCACTTACTGCTCCTACGAACAATATAGTCATTACTAATCTTGTATCTTCTTCTAAACTCGGCATTCAATCTTTCTCCTAAGCATAATTTACTGTGCAATTTCCGGCTCCTGCATCAAACTCAACATAGCATCCTTGCGCTAAAATAGCACCATGCATGTCTTGTTCAATACCTCCGGCAGTTCCACCAGCATGAAGATGTAATCTCAACACTTCTTTCTTACCGGAAATAGTGCTATTAGCACTATCCCATATCTTCACAGTAAATAATGCATTAGTTGTAGTTGCAATATGCACACTAACTAACTTACATCTTGCAGACGAAACTAAAGAAGATGCTGTTAATACACCACTAGTCGCTGCTCCCGATACTGACATTTTATCCTCATCCCTGCCTAAGAGGATTCCCCTTATCAATCTTGGGTAGTATCATCTTCTGCAACTTCTTCCTTAACCTGTATTTTAACAGAAGTTTCCTTCTTAGCCGCCGCTACTAAATCCTCTAACTTAGTTATCTTTGGCGCTACTTTCTTTGCAACCTTCTTTTTTGTAGGGAATAAATGTTCCGCAGCATCTTCGGCTGAACCAGTTATATTAAATTCTCTATTTAATAATTGCAATTCATGATTACCAAATTCTACTATGGCTTCTCTATCTTTTTTTACGAATTCTATAATTAATCCTTCATCTCCTAGCATCACCACAGCAATATGCGCTGGAACATCACTAGTAGAATGATGGGTTAATTCAAATACGGTTCCACCCCGTCTTAATAGAAGCGGCCCGTCAAATTTTTGTTTCTTTAACTTTACATTGGTCATAATATCTTTCTCCTTCTATGTTATGACCCATACCCCCCAATTAAGGGGGATATGAGCCACTATTTTACGATAGTGCTATCACGCACTCTTCAGATTAGATAACTTACCTTGTCCTCTAAAGAAGGAACAACATGTTTCGCCCATTGTGCGATACATGCCTTGGTTACCTAACTTACCAACACCAAACGGATTACCATTGGTGATACCATCCTCAAAGTATTGAGTAGGCTTCATTACTGAAAGCCAAAGATGGTCTGTATCTAAGAACAACATATCACTTAGGGTATTAGTTGTATTAGCGCCAGTTGTAGGCATATCCTTTGCTGGAATTAAGGGTATATCAAAGTATGTTGCCACTCGGAAACCTACCTCTGCACCCTTAACACCACGAACACCATTATGAGTAGGAACAATCTCCTTCCTATCCATAAATCGCTCTTGTGCCTGTAACAAGTCAGCAATAGCCTGTATGGTATCATATCCAGTTAAGATAACCTTCGGATTACCACCATTCTGCCTTATCCTACGAATCATATTATTCATTAAGGATAGAGTCAAAACTCTAGCATCACCTGCTGCATAACTATCTCCAAAATCAACCTCTGAATCTAAGTAAGAGGCTGTTCCGGTAGAAGTTCCTTGGTCAACTGTTACTGTGCGGTTTGTTCCGAATAAATTCAAAACATCTGCACTTAATGCTGTGCCACCATCTATACTTGAAAACAGAAGGTCTTCAGTATTCAATGCTGCAATCTCAGCAGCAGACGACACAATCTTATACAGAGAAGTATAGTTCCTCTCAATATCAGTTGCATTTTGGGTATCGTATTCCTCATACGGCATTACTATCATTTTACTTTGCGTTTCAGCGTGATGTTTGCCCATATCTTCACGGATAATAGCGCGAATATCGCCTACTCCGTCATCAATGGCCGCTAATTCCATTCCTAATTCTGAGAACTCAAACAAATGAGCAACAATCTTAGGGCTTACATAGAGTTTAGCATACTGTGGTGCAATAGGGGGAATATCATTTCCAGTCCCTAATGTTGCATTCTCTGGTACACCACCGATATTATCGGGTAATGGTGCGGCAGAGCCAACTGCTCCTGTTCCAGTAGCAAACGCAGAAGCAGACCCACCTTGGGGTCTGTCTATCAATACGCGCCAACCGCTAGATGTATAGGGTCGCTTGGCTAGAATCGAAAGAGGATTAACCTCTTGATTCAACATTGACCATACTTTCTGTCCATAAAGAACATTGTATAAGTCACCTAGACCCGTAGCCGCAGTAAACGGGTTACTTGCGGCATCGTGCGGCGTTCCAAATCCACCAACAACTCCGGCACTCTTCAACAGAGCATTACCGGCGGGGCCGGTTAAACCGTAAGATGCGGCTTCTAAATCTTGCATTGTGTTAATATATCCACTCATTCATAATCACCTTCTATTAAACTCCATCGCAATGTTGTGAATATCTCCCCACGACATTTCAGATATATCCTCTGTGTTCGTTGGGAAACCTTCTGGTAACGCAAACGCTACCTCTTGCACCTTGCGAATTTCATCACTTTCTGTTGTTAAAGACTTGCGTAGTTCAGTAAACTGTTCTTTTAACTCCGCAACCTCTGAACGCGCATCATACTCTGACTTATCAACACTAGCCTTTCTTACAGATTGCTCTGTAGTAAAACGCTCTTCAAATCGCTTAGATAAACTATCATAAGCAATCTTTTCTAGTTGTTCAGCCTTGTATTGTGCATACGCCTTCTCAACATTTTCTACCGATAAATCAAGAGAAGTAAACTCATCCGATTCCCACTCTTTTGAAACCTTTAGAGGGGCCGGTGTTGCAGTTGGTGTTCCACCACTTACAACCTCTTCACCTGCTTCATACTCGCGGGTGCTGTCCTCATCTAAAGCCTTCTCAGCGTCATCGTCAGATAATTCCATTTCTTCTAACTCTTCGGCGGGTTCTTCCTCTTTTGAAGCCATGTATTCCATTTCTTCTTCAAGTTCTCCCTCGCTTTCATCATCCTTGCCAATAGTCTCATTAACCTCTTTTACAAGATTATTCAACTCTTCAAGGGCTTTTTCCAATTTTTCAGTCATTGTTTTTTCACCTTTTTCTTGTTTCAATATGTCGAATTTTGCTTCTGGATTTATTCCTTTCTCGCAAATTGTGACTTCATGCAGTTCTAGTTCATCAATTTCATTATATTCACCAAAATCTTCTGATTTACGGCTTCTCTTAGAAATTGCCTGACCTCCAATACTAAATGAGCGTAATGTTCCTTTCCTAATTCCTCTAGAAATTTCTTTTGCTTTTTCTATATCATCTCTTAATTTGATAACAACATAAAATCCTACATCATCTACTTGAGTCTTATGTAATGTACCGTTTTTATCTCGGTATTTTTCTACTACTTCTCCTACTTGAACATTTGAATGATTAGACATTACATTTCTGTATTTCTTTTCTTTCATAAATTGATTGACTGCTTTATTTAATGCTTCAATTGTAACTAAATCATTTTGTTTATCTACTATTTCTAGAGAAGCATAACCACCAATAACTAAATCATCTGATTTTAATATATCGAAATAACCTTGTTCATGTTTTACAAGTAGAGCCGGTTCGACTAACACACCCAACACTTCCCACTTTACTATATCAACTACGCGGAATCAGAGTCCGGCAAGTCTAACTTTTTATACCTGTCTTCGGTAATATCCCAAATCCCCTCGTCTTCATTACTATCTAACATTTCTTGTTTCTTACCTGTCCAAGTAATCCAAGTATCTTTTTCATCAATCGGCACTACTCGTAAATGTAATCTTGTCTCAAATCTATGTCCTTCTAACTTATATTCATGATAACCATGCTTCTGAACCCCTAATACTAATTTCCCCTCATCAATTTTCTTTCCGGGCTTAATGTTACTAGAAGTAATTCTAGCAGGAAATTTACCTGATTTACCAAACAAATTATAAATATCTTGGGTATCTTCTATATCAAACATCCAAGCCATCAACCTATCACCCGCATGAATAATAAAATCTAAATTACCATCACTTCTTTCTTGAATAGTAAATTTGCCTTCTTTTGGATTTTGTTTTGTTTGTTTTTCTATAATATCACTCTTAGCCTCAAATTTATCCATAGAAGAATGATAAGTAATATTCCCTTGTTTAATTAACCATTTCTTTAACGCTTTAATATCAGCATTAAAGGCCGCACTTTCAAAGATGTCTAAATGATGTTCCAAAACAAAATCCTTTATTTCATCAAAGTCCACGGGTTCTCCCCATTCTAACAACTTATTCTTAATTGCTATCCTTAATTCAGAACGGACACTTTTAATTGTATACTCTAAGTCATCCTTCCATACATCTATATTATAAAGAGCATTCTTAGCCATCAATTCATTACCTTCAAATCCATAGATAGTAAAACCATCTAAGTCTTCCTTGAATATTATTTCTGCCTCTCCATGTATCTCATCTGTGATTATTGCTTTCTTAGTTCCTTTTACTGGTCTTAATGTAAATGGTTTATCTAAATCATGCCAAATAGACTTCTTAGTTTTAGTGGCTAGTAATTTTAAAGTATCTAATTTATCTGATTCAGTTACTTCAGGTATCTCAATTACCTTAGCAGAATATAAACTAAATCCATCCTTAGTTGATTTTACCTCATCAACCTTTACCCTGACAATATCTCCTATTTCCACTGATTCCTTAGTATTAAGTGCCTTACCCACGGGTATATATGCTTTATCATCCAATTCGAATGTCTTATATTCTCTTGCTTGTTCTGCTGTAACTGGCCCAATACCAATAGTATATGAATTTAAGTTGCTCTTAGTAGTTCTCTTCTTTAATACTACAACATCCAAATCTACAAATTTCTTCCATTTAATCCACTTAGGATTTTGTTTACTGGTTATATGATAGGTGGACTCTATATCCTTAATCACCACTCCCTCAGAAGCAGGTAACTGCATAATAGCCTCAGAATAATTCTCTACTTCTTTTATTGAATCTGCTATCCTAGTGTCTTTCTTGGAGGGGAATGCTAATTCTTCTGTAGAGTGTTGACTATATTGATATAGTAATATATTTATTCTCTCTCTTAGAGGCTCATCAAGTAAATCTCTTTCATCGTGTCGCATAATGTCAAAAACATGAATTCTTATTTTTAATCCCTCTTGTTCTTTCTTGAATATATGTGATACTGCGGCTGCTCTATGTAGTGGTTCATCACCATCAAACAGCATTAACTCTCCATCTAGAATACAATCTCCAAATTGCTTTTTATTTAATTGACTAACTATCTCTTTACATTTCTTTGTAATATCCTTTTGATTGTATGAAAATATCTTCACTCGATTATTTATTTTATGGATTTGTATTCTCATACCATCATACTTTTCTTGAACTACCCACTCTCCACTAAAACCCTTTAATTGTTGTAAGTCTTCTATATTAAAAATACGATACATAGGTTTATTTGGAATGATAAAACTAATAGTGGATTTTTCATCATCACTCTTTTCTGCCTTCTTAATATCTATTGCAACTAATTTTTCCCATTGTGTAGGAGTAAATTCTTCTAAATATACTTTTTTTAGTGCCCTGAATGCTCCCTTGAATTTAGTTTTTATTCTACGAGTATCTTTACCTTCACCATAATGTTCAGAGATATATAGAGGAATATCCTCCAATTTCAAATCAAGGCCCATAGAACCTTGAGATATTTCATCTGCCTTCAAATTTTGTTTCTCCCATGCCTTACTAGACAAAGGAATACTATGATTTCTAAGAGCATAATGAATAAAGACTGCAAAAACACCAGTATTATCTAAAAAGGTCTCAATTACTTCATCACCCAATTGGTCAATAAATGGGTCATTAATTTCTTTTGATTCAAATCTTAATTTTTTAACTGCTTCATATAAATTCTGCGCGGCTACTGAAGTAGGGTCTTCTGCTCTATCATCAAATAAATCCTTCTCGTTAACATATTTCTTTAACTCGCGTGTAAAGTTATCTATAGTATCAAATTGGGTTCTAATACTCTTCACAGTTTTTTTCCAATTGGACCCGTATTCTTTAGGGTCATCAAGTGCAGATAAATAAGAATAGCGAGTCCTCTCAAAGAAGTCAAGAACACGCTTTGTGAGCGCATCCTTTTTCTTTTCAAAGACTAGCCCTGATAGTGGCATTTTCCCACTTACTTCTTACGAAGACGATTTAAGAATTTTTCGTAGGCTGGTGATTTAGCAATTTGTGCTGCTGTTAATTCATTTTGAGATAGTAGAGCATCTATTTCTCTTTTTATTCTCTCATATTCTTCAGTTTTTTGTGGAGATTCCTCTAAATTATCTTGTTCTTCACGCAAAACTTTTATTTCATCCAGTGTATCACCAAAATCTGCTCTAGCATCATCTAATTGTTCATTGCCCGTTATTTTATTCCAATCATCATCATCGTTATCTCGCATTGATTCTAACTTTTTAACATAGCCATATCCTTCTTCTTTCCCTACTGGATTATCAACTTTCTCTTCAGTAGGATTTTTCTTTGGTGACTTAAGTTTAACTTCTTCGCCTTGTAAATCCCCCACCATTTCAACAGTTGTTCCATCTTGGAAAGCCTGAATTACTTCCTTTGCTTTCTCTATGGCTAAACTTACCATTCGTTCTTCTTTCGTTATTTTTTCTACCATATATTATTCCTCCGTTATATTTTCTACATTATTTTATTCTCGTAATTGTTCTTCTGTCCAATCTATTATATCTCTCAAATTCCATCTATTATAATCTAACTTCCATCCCATATTTGTTAGAGCATCTTCATCTGTTGCTATCTCTATTCCGCCTCTATCATTGATAGCAGCATAGAGAGTCAAATTTTCACTTATCTTTATTATTTCTTGCCAATTCATGTCCTTTCACCACCTTCATAATATTTCCATTCCAACTCTTTTATTTGTCTGTATGTCTCCGCCAATTCCTTTTGCAAATGTTGTCTTTGCTTATAAGTATTATCGTAACGGGTATCAGAAAGTTCATCCTCTATATCTCTTGCTTCATCTTCTAAGCCTTTTAATTTTTTTAGTGTTCTTACTTTCCATTTATAATGGGATGCTTCATCATCATCATCGAGGGAATCCTTCAATATATTTTTCCAACTCATTACTAACCCTCCACATTCTGTATTATTTTATGGATTTCTTCCCAATCCATCTTCGCTATAATATCACCTGTTGGTGTTACATTATTACTGATGGTTGGTACCGGAGTATTACTAACAATAAATCCTGATTTCATTAGAATATTATCTTTATGATAAACCGCTTCTTCTAATCTATTCACTTTATCAACTAACTCTTTTAAGAGCATAATCATTTCTTCACCTGCATTTTCTTTACTCATATTCTTCATCCTCCATTAAGGAATCTTCATATTCATATAATCCTATTCTATATGCTGTGGGGTCTAATTCCCTAAGCACTCTAGATGGAGAAAAGGTAAGTGTACCTATTTTAATCTCTGGATATATTTCATCTATCATTTCTTCAAACTGTTCTCTTAAGTCATCATCTGATAACTTCTCTTTTATTATATTTTTCCAATTCATTTAATACTCCCCCGTTGGGTTATTGCTCCAATCAAGATTGGGTGCGGGATATTTACCACTCTCTTTATCATCCCTTGATAATGATTCCCAAAACTGTAAATAATCAGCCTGTCCTTGAGCATGAATACTAACATTGGGGTCTTTTGATGGGCCTTTACCAATTCCCAAAGCATGTAGAACAACATCAACGAAAACCTCTTCATCTTCTAAAACTCTTGGAATATGATAATTCGGCCTTTCTCCATCTTCTCCAAAATAGCCTTCCATTGGTATTTCAAAATACAGTATGTCTTCTTTTCCTTTGTATGTTATTTTACAGGCAATACCATTATTTTCTGTAATATACAAACCATCAGAATCTCCTTTATCTCCTGATTCGCCCCACATCTTATCCCATAGAGGCGCAAATTCAATACTAATACCTATTCTTTTCAAAGCATTAGCAATTTCATCCAATTCCTTTCTAAATCCAATATCTCGATGTTCAGACCACCTCCATGTTCCTCCTGATGGATATTCTACCTTAAGATTTTTAGACCATACGCCGGGGCCAAGTAATCCTTTAGGTCTGGTTGTAAAATCAGTGTGCGCTTTCAATATCATTTTCCAACTCATTTTATTCACTTCCTAAATGCTTGCTCCAAATCCATAAGTAATTTTTCAACTTCTTCTTTTGGAATACTATCTCTATCATCACGGCCTAAATCATTAATAACATCCTGTATATTTTCTTGCACATGAGTTAAGAGATAGCCTAATGTATTAACTTTGTTTTGTTCTTCAGTATATGGTTCAGGGCTTCCATATTTCTCTTCTCTTAACATACGCCTTTCATATTGTTCCATATCATTTTTAATTATATTTTGCCAACTCATTCTAAATCACCTTTCTTCTTTGGATATACTATCCCTCTTAATTGATTATAAAGTGTTTCATAATTCTTCCTTAATTTTGCAGCAGACGCAACTATATCTAAATTCTTCTCTTCAAATGCAGTCATCTTCTTAGACATCCTTTTATCTGTTTTAATCAAATCTAAAGTCTGCATCTCTTTTATTAAATCAGAAAGTTTAGTTAAATCCTGTCCAAAGTATTCTGTTGGTTGAGTTGATTGAAGTAATTTCTTCATCCTCTTTCTTTCCTTTGGATGTAATTTAGCCAACAAGGGACTATGTTCTTTAACTATGTCTTGCCACATTATTCTTCCTCTTGTATTATATTGTAAGTATCTGTTATTATTGGGAATCTATCAGGTAATGTTTCTTCTCCTATTTCATGCCCTTCCCAATTAAGCATCTTTTTATTGAGTTTCTTTCCCCTTAAATCAGCAACATAATATAATACGGAATAATAATTTACTAATCTACTCATTTCAGTATT